CCAAATATATTCAAGGAATTTAGTGATACTGAATTTAAGATATATCACAAGCATGATCAAATTAAGTTTAAATTACCAGAAAATGTTAAAATAGTCATACCATAGTGTTTACATTACTGCTGAAATAGTTTATAATAAATACTATAATGAGCAATAATAGAAGGACATCATATGATTAATACTATACCACCTTCGGATAGTGACGATCCATGTGATGATTGGTCGGGAAATGACATTAACACAAAAACGTCAAAAACGCAAGAAAAGATCAAAAGCACAAATGGAAAGGACCATGCTACAAATATGTAGTGAGAACATCAATATGTATGTTCCTTGGTATATCATGGCAGCGTATGCTTATTATGTAGACGATGATCCAATCTTAGAAGACTATACGTTTGATAAGATGGCAACAAAAATATTAAATCACTATGATGAAATAGAACACATACACAAACATCTATTAACTAAAGATGCTTTGACTGCTGGAACATATCTTGGAGAATATCCATCAAGAATAAAAGGAGCCTTAGATGAAGTCAGACACATCGCAGATGTTGTATCATGAATGGTTGTTAGTGAAAGAAAAAGAGCTTCGTGAAGAAAAAGAAGCAAAAAAACACTTTACAACCAAATCAAAGTGTGTTATACTAAATAAGTCAGAAGGAGATATTTAATGACTGTAGAGGCTACTCGGCTAGAAGAACTAAAAAAAGTCTTATCCAAGAATGGATTTGATTATATGGTAAAATTTCAAGACGGTGGTCTCGCACAAGTGAATATTTGGATAGGAGAAAGCAATGGAATTCAATCCTGAAAACATGACTGAGCAAGAGAAAGAAGTCAATAAAGACATTCTTTTATGGGCTGCACAACAGCCTGCTGAAAAGTTACAGGGCAAGCTTGGTGATAAAAGACTTATTGCTGAAGCATATTGGAAAGAAAAGCTAGGAGATACATTATGAAAACACTAACACTTATTACTGCACTAGTTGCAGCCACCCCTGCAGTAGCGGATAAAGTTACTGCAAATGTTACAGATCGTTTTAAAACTGTCTATGAAGATGTCCCTTACACAAAGAATGAATGTGTATTGGTTGATAAGCCTATATATGGTACAACAGTTAAAGAAGGTGATGCCGCTGGTGGCGCCCTACTAGGTATGATCCTAGGTGGACTTGTTGGTAAAGGTGTTTCTGGTGACGACGGCGGTGCTGCAGCTGGTGCAGTAATCGGTGGTCTAATTGGTGCGGATAAAGGTTCTAAGCCTCAGCGCAATAGACGAATTGTTGGTTATGAGACAAAGCAGCAATGCACTGATGTCACATATTATCGTTCAGTAGAGCGTACGGTTTATGATTACTCTGTAATGGAATTCGAATATAAAGGTGAAGACATTACTCTCACCTTTCGTAAGTAAACAATAGGATACGTAGCTCAGCAGGATAGAGCAAGTGCCTTCTAAGCACTAGGTCAGAGGTTCGAATCCTCTCGTATTCGCCATAATAAAGGAAAAGAAAATGGAATTAGCATTCCTACTTTTTGTACTAATGGGTACAAATGCCGAATTAGAAAAAGCTAATGCAGGGTTAGAACAACTTAATATTGAGGTAATAGAACTTGCATTAGAAAATCAAGAGATGTCTGATGATATTGCTTTAATGCAAGCAGACATAGAAGCACTTAAAATTGCTGATGCCAAATTAAATGAAGAAATGAATGATTCGTTTATAAATCATGCAACATCAATTGCTCTTAACCATGCTAATATAGCACATTGGAGAAACGAGCAAGATGAATGGCAAAAAAGATTCGCGCTTGATTTTCAAATCTATAAAGACGAACACGGTATAGATCACATTAAAGATGATCCTACTGAGTAACGGAGTTTAGCGCAGTCTGGTAGCGCATCTGCTTTGGGAGCAGAGGGTCGTAGGTTCAAATCCTACATCTCCGACCAATAAAGAAAGGATATATTCATGGTTGATGATATATTTGATTTTGGCTTTACAGCCGTTGATGAAGATGAATTAGAAACGGTTCAAGTCACACAGAAAAAAGCAGAGAATACAGATGAGAGGTTGAATGGCCTCTATAATGCTATCGTACCTTTGTTAACAAATCTAAAGAAAAATCCAGAAAAGGATTATATTCTTTGGCCTAATCGTCTCGATAAGATAGAAGAATTCGAGACACTACTATTAAAAATTTACAAAGGAGGATAATATGTTTACTGCAGGTATTATGATGTGTCTGCTAGGCGAACCAATGAACTATATAAATTGTTCTATTATACAATCTGACTTTAGATACCCAACAGAAGAAAGATGTTGGGACGCTATAAACAATCAGATGGCTATGTTACCATTTCAAGATTTATCTGATAGGTATCAGCCACGTTATGCACAATGTATTATGTGGATCGAACCTAAGGGTAATACAACTTAAATAGGAATATATTATGAATTACAGTGAAAATGCTAAAAGATTAAAAGAGGCTTTGGCTTTGGATAATCTAAACACTAAATGGTCTCAAGCTGGTGATAACTACGTTAGAGTAGCACTAGAAATAAGACAAGAACAACTTGAAAGGAAAACAGTATGACAAGTTTTATTATGGATTGGTGGAATTTAATAATGGATCACGAAAAAAATCCATTGGCAAATATCAAAGATTTAAGAGTAAGGCATCTTGTTATGCAGATCCTTGCTTGGATGTGGTGTATTGTCTTTACTGCAATGACTGGTACTTGGATGTATCTAGGTATTAATATTCTATTTCATGCCCTATTACTATGTGGCGTTTTCATAACTGTGTCAGTATTTGAAGCAGCTAAACGTAAGCCTCAAATCTTTTATACACTACGTGGTGAAGGAGGCGAACATGAATAAGATAATGCTTGCAATCGTTATTGGGTTTCTACTAGCAGTAGGTACATATCAATGGAAAGATTGTTTAGGAGAAAATTCATTTATGACTTGTGCAAGAATGTTAAATAAATAGGTGTTTAAATTGTTTAAATCTCAATATGAATATCGTATGGAGTATGAACAGGTATATTCTGAAGAAGTTGAACCACAATTAAACTCAGCTGAAGATTGCCACCACCATGCGATGTTTATACAAGGCAATCTTCACTTTGATAATGGTCGTACATATGTATTTAAAGATGACTTTGGAAGATATGTATCTACCTTTGTAAGTCAGTATTCTGATATTATGGAAAGAAACTTAGAGCCAGGTGTAAAAGATGGCGTACTGGCTCTACAGAAAAAAGGCTATCTAACCTTTACCAGTTGCCAAGGTCATGACGATTCTAGGCACAGGTACATTGGTGTTGTATTTAATACAAAAGAACAAAAGGCACAGTTCATGAAGGAGCTGAAAGCCTTAAAGTGCGATACACATTTTTATGATAATGTTATTAATACAGAAGAAAGACCCTGTAAGGAAGTCCCTTGGTGGTCTGAAGGTGGCATTACATTACATATTGTTTATGATGATCAAACTTATAATAACACAAGTCAGATGGAAAGGCGAGAAAAGCCTTACACTGACAGCGATCTAACTAAATTTTGGAACATACAAATGTGGCGCAACTATGCACACTATGAATGTATTGTTTTTAGTTTTGGTTATCCTATGTTAGAAAAGACTTTATGGCAAAGAATACATAAGCATTTGTTTTATAATCATTATAGAGTTACCAGTTCATATTACTCTTTTCTAAATAAAGTTAATAAATTATCAGAGTACCTAGCCTAACTGGTGAATAGAAAAGATATAAATAAGGCATATACAATCTTTTTTGACTGGATTTTAATATGTTACAACGACTAGGTTACCTAGCGGTTTTGATCTTTCTAATTGCCGCTAATACTTTACATGCACAAGATGCGACAGATGATATTATCTACACAGATAATACCAATGATAGCACTGTAGATAGCACAAGTCGATCTACAACGACTGTTAAGTCACCTCCACCTTCTGCTATTTCCCCCTCAATCAATTCTGCTAACTCTGACCTCTGTACTACAGGTGTGACGGGTGCTGTTCAAACTCAGATACTTGGTATTTCAGCTGGTAAGATGGTTCGTGATATGAACTGTGAGAAGCTAAAGAATGCTAAGGTATTATATGATATGGGTATGAAGGTGGCAGCTGTTTCAGTAATGTGCCAAGACGAACGTGTCTTTGATGCTATGATGAATGCAGGTACTCCTTGCCCATTTGATGGTAAGATTGGTGCTGAAGCAAAGGCAGCATGGTTGGCAAATAAAGAATTACAACCAGACACAGATACTGGTTCACTCAACCCTTTAAAGGACTTAGATGAAGATGAGAAATCAACTTTATTTGGCGGCGCTACTGTTGGGGGTCTCCTCCTCCTACTGTTACTCTGATACGACGTACGGAGGAACAACTAACGCAGCCATAGCTGGCCTATCTTGGGGTATGGGAACTATCTTACCTGACACAAGTGGCCCTTATATTAGCGTACAGATCCATGGTCTGACGTATAGGTATAAAATGGTTAAGGATCCAAGTGCGGATGCTACAGTTTATGTGCGTAATGAAGATGCAGTAAATGGTGGTTATGTATTTGAAGAAGTAGATGATTGGGATGGAATTCCTGGAGGTACAGTACAGAAATATTTTAGATTTCCGTATATAGATTCCTCAAGATGGGGTAATGGATCAATGTCTGTAGAAGGCGATGGTCAGATTGAAGATCCTTTTATGGTTTATAATTACAGACAAGTCATTGATGAAGAGCTTCAGAAGTGTTATCTAACACCATTAGCTGATCCTCAATGCCCTGGATTTGATGATGCGCTTCTAAATTATCTAAATACTATGGAAGAGCCTACAGCAGACGATCCTTTTTATGATGAATGGGTACAAGCTAACTTATCATTAGATGAGGAAGTAGAAACTAAAGAAGAAATCGAAGTAGAAGAACCTGAAGAGGAAGAAGCTAACTTTGAAAAAAGAATGGGAGCAGAAAGTTCAATTGATGAAATGGTTAATACTACAGAACAAGCTTCTATATTGGCAGCTCTGGCACAAGTGCCAAAAATTGAGCCTTACTATATAATAACAATACCAGGTGGTGAATATAACGATGTGTTACAATTTGAAAGTACAGATATACCTGACAACCCTCGTGCGATGCGGAGCTTTGCGACTGATACAAAACATCAGTCAATGGTTCGGTCGCAATATAATAAAGAACAACAGGAGTAACTTATGTTCAAACAAACACTAACTTTAGGTGCTATCGGTGTTGTGTGTTCAGTAGGGGCAATTGCTCAAGCTAACAACACACCAATTACTGGCAACGTATCATCTAAATGTTCAATTTTCACAGACACATCTGGTGTGTATGGTAACCCTACACCTGATGAACTAAGCACTAAAACAGCTGACGGTGGTATAGATCCAGTAGTCCGTTATGATGTTACAGTTGCTGACAAATATAAAGCTAAGATTTCTTGGCCTAACTCATTCTCAACAGCACCTAATCTTTCAGATGGAGTAAACTGGGATGGAGAAACAACAGTTAAGAGCCATTCTGTATCAGGTATGTCTGCTTATGAAGCAGCTAAAGTAGAGTACGACAACGTAACAGAGTTTGATTTAACACTTGCAGGATCTACATGGTTCTCAGTTGAGTCAGAAGCTAAGTATGGTGTTGGTAAATCACTACCAGGTGGCGAATACAAAGCTAACGTAGTTGCTGAGTGTATCGCAGATTGAAATGGTGGCAGTAGTTCATCCAGTAGCTCCAGCGGCAGTATGACGTGTAGAAGGCTAGGTGGGTGTCCGTAAAACTGTACGAAGGTAGAATATTAAGATGATGAAATATAAATTCGCTGCGGCACTAATACTATTTGCTAATAGTGCCGCAGCTCATGAACTGACACCAACCTATCCTGAGATAGAACCAGCTTATGTTGAAGGTGTATCAGTTATAAAAATGAAGATGTGGAATAGACGAAGTGATGCAAGTTATTACGAAATAAATGTGTATGATGATGAATGGAAATCAGTACCATTTGCAGCACCAGAGAAAGTTATGAAGATAGGGTATCTGGAACATAAATCTTTTGAGTTGTATGTAAGAGATGCTGATTGTGACAAGGTAACTTATATCTGTACCACTTCTAAGCAATTGAAACAAGATGTGCAATCGACAGGAATTAAATCAAGGATTTGTTCGAGAGTAAAGTGAGATGACATATGAGAATACTAACACTATTGTTTATTATGATTGGAGTTTCAGCACACGCTGATTCATCATCATTAAACTTACAATTGCCAGGATCTGGTGGTAATTATCAATCGGACAAGTTTAGAGCCGGTGAACTAGATTGTACTAATGCAATTGGATCAGCAACAAACTTAGAGTTTGGTGTAACTGGTATTATTGATAAAGAGTATTATGATCCTCAAAGAGATTTTACTGTAGGTCAACAAACTGATGTAGGTGTATTTGCTAGAATAACAATACCACTTGGTAAGAGAACTAAATCAAGAATTGATTGTAACAGATTATATGAATTGGAATTAAGAAAGAAACAATTAGAAGTTATGAAACTCGAGAAAGAGTTACAGCAACTTAAAGAACTAACATTCGAGGATTAAAATGGCAGAGTTTGAATTTGCGGGTACAACTTTTAGAGGCGGTAAGATGTTTGCAATTCTTACAGCACTCTCAACCTTAGGCGGTGGTGCCTGGGGTGGCTTTGAAATCTATAAAGATTATATGGATATGAAAGAGATTATCCAAGAGATTGACATTGATGAAATTAATGCAGCTAATGCGTTACAAGTTCAGAAGTTGGAAGATGCTATTGGTTACACTCAAGACATTAAACAGGATTTAAAAGCCGACATCGATAGGTTAGAGGCTCTGGTCGAGTCACTGGAGGGTTCTGTAGAAACATCAGAGAGTAAAGTGCGTTCATTGCGTACAGAAATATATGCAAAGATAGATGCCTTTGAAGAAAGGTTCCGCCTTACACTTAAAGATAACCAAGATGTAATGGCTAACTTGAGAGACAAGATCGCAAGTGAGCTAAGTCTATCAGAAGCAAGAATTAAAACAACTCAAGCTGATATTGGTACTACACTAGAAGGTGTTCGTACTGAGATGAATACTGTACAGAATAGTGTTACTAAATCAATTCGTGAAGTCGAATCTGTTATACGAGAGACAGAAAAAGATGTACGAGACACTATGAGAGCTACAGAAGAAAGAATAGAGCTGGATCAATCTAATTTAGAAGAAAGAATGCGTACTCAACTACAAGAAGCATTGGATAATCCACTATCTAATTAGTGTAACATATATGTAACAGAATAGAAGAAAGTGCATTTATTTGCACTTTTTTTGCATTTAGGGGTTTACATCTGTGTTTGGATGTGTTATAAGAGTTATAGAAACAATAATTAAGGAATATAATATGTTAGATTTTAAAACACTTAAAAAATCAATGTCAACAGACAATTGGATTGTCAAGGCTTACCACCATATTGATGGTAAAGCCACAATGGTTGAATTCGCTTCTGGTCTGAGTCACAGACATGCTAAAGAATACTTTGCTCGTTTACGTGATACTAATCAGTTTTCTCAAATAACTATGAAGGAGATATAATATGACAGTATATTTAGATATGGATGGAGTCATTGCAGACTTTTTTGGTAAACTTGAAGACAACTATAATGTTGATCATTGGAAATCAATTAAGAATATCACCAAGACATTGGCAGATATTGCTTGTACTGATTTCTTTTATCAGATAGAACCATTTCCAGAAACTGGTCAAATAGTTGCTCTTGTCGAAAGTCTCTCAGATGGAGATTGGGGTATCTGTTCTTCACCTCTCAGAGGCGATGAATATAACTCTGCTTATTGGAAGCGTAAATGGTTAGAAGATACTGGCTGTATGCCACATGATCTTGAAAAACTTATCTTTACCCATGAGAAACATCTCTGGGCTATTGATCGTATTACTGGTAAGCCTAATGTCTTAATTGATGATAAGCCTAGTAATATCAATGAGTGGATAAATGCCGGTGGTATCGGTATCTTGTTCCAGTGTAATAAAGATGATGTCGAATGGTTAGAGGATGTGCTTCTATCCTATGTGTAACATTATTGTAACACTTTTGCTGTTTTTGAAATTAATTTAAAAAAAGTTAAATTAGTTGTTTACATCTGGTATTAGATGTGTTATAAGAGTTATAGAAACAATAATTAAGGAACTACATTATGTCAAAGATTATCACAGCATTAAATAACTCAATCCGTAACGCAATCGTTAACCCAGAAAATTTAGATATCGATGGTAAGATCATCTGGAATTTTGTAGATGCTGATGCTTACCACGAGTGCTTTAAGTTTTATGCAAGCACAGAAGGCTTCTATAAAGACTTCGATAAAATCGCTCTTGAAATTCGTGCAGAGTTGCAAGAAGAAACTATGTCTAACAATTTTAGACCTCAAGTATAAAAAACTTTTAAAAAGGCGATAATAATACTTTACATCGCCTTTCTTATATGCTATACTACTTAAAGAAACAACATTGGAGATTACATATGACTATGACAGCAACTCAAAAAGCAGACCGTTTGGCCCTAATCAAAAAGATTGGCGATCGCCGTAATAAAATGGCTAAGATCAAAGCCAACTCTGCTCGCACTATGCAAAATGTAAAGCATACTAATATCAAGCCTAAGCGTAAGTCTGTGGAAGCTCCTAAAGAAACCCACAACATTTATCAGTGGACTGATGCTTCTAAGTATGCTGCTGAGTATTATGGCGAGACATTGTATCACACAACGAAATTCGATAACGATTGGGATTAATTTAGTTTAGTTAATTGTTATCGAAAAACCTATCAAGCATGTACAAGTTCTGATAGGTGGGTATAGACAGCTGGTACCGAATAGAAACCCAGACGTTGGCTGCTAACGATAATGCAGATAAGGGGAGAGGTTCTGCAGTAAGCCTCTCCCACGAAAACTATTTTAACTAGCGTCTGGTACGGAGGGCATTCTTTCTATCAAAGGGTTATTGCCTAAAAGTACACTTCCTTGTAGTTGTTTCTCAGGCGCTACTTTAAATAGTTTGGAGATTTATATGAGTATGCACATGATACAGGGCGTTCAAGTCCATGGTAAATCTAAGAAGAAAAAAGCACCAGGTTGGAAACAACGTGCAGCTGACCATGAAGCCTTTCTAAAAAAGATGGGTGTTGGTAAAGTTAAGGCTGATGCTGGTAATTCTATTCCAAATTATAACACTGGTCCTAGAATGACTTCTGATAAGGTTGCTGGTAATGGTACTAAGAAAGATGCCACACAATATACTGGTGATTATATTATCGGTATTGGTCAGATGCATAAGTCTAATGGTGTTCCTATTACTCGTAAAGAGGATGCTGTTGCTATAGCAAATATGCGCCGTTAATGTTTACGATAGAACATGAGGAAGACGAAACTATCATTACTATCCTAGATGAGGAAGGCGAACTTGAAGATGTTGGTATTCTGATGTGGGATGATAGAGTATATATTCGTCAGTGGAATGATTACCGACACAGATTTGATTTAATTGCCATGAATGCAGGTATGTACTATAAGTTAATGCAAGCATGGACTCTGCCGGAAGGCGCATATGTTATAGAAAGGAAAAACGTATGATTACTAGAAGTGAAATGATTGAACAGTTAAGCACAAGCACTTGCCGTGTTGTCTTTAAAAAGGTAAATGGTGACGAACGTGATATGCAGTGTACTCTCCGAGAGGATATTATTCCTGCTGCAACTAAAGATGAACCTATCACACAGAAAAAGGTTCGTAATATTAATGAAGAGGTTCTTCCTGTCTATGATATTAATGCTGAGGGTTGGCGCTCTTTCCGTGTTGAGAATGTAGTCTCATTTGACTGTGTATAAATAACACTAAAGGAGAATTATATGTGGATTGATCCCGTAGTTATAAACTGGTTATTCTTTGGTGGCTCTGCTTTCATTGGTTATATGATTGGAAAGCTATGGGGAGTTGGCGAACGAGATGTTATAGTCGGCGACACAATCACATATCTCTGCGAGCAAGGATATATAAAACATCGTTACATTGATGACGGTGAAGAGATTGAAATTATCCTTCTCGACGAAAAAAAATAAAAAATAACGAAAATAATGCTTTACATCTGTAATTGGATGTGTTATAATACTTATATCAAATGAAGGAGATTTGTTATGGTTAAAGAAGTAAAGCGTAAGAAGTTTAAGAAAGCTCGTAAACCAATGTCTGCCGAGAATAAAGCAGCAGCTATTGCAAGATTAGCAGAAGCACGTGAGAAACGTATGGCAGCTAATCCGCCTACCTTTAAGAACATTCATGAGAGTGTATTAAATCGTAGTGAAGATGACATCTTTTACTTCCGTAAGGTCCAGAAATGGATTAAAACTCAAAAAGAGTTGGTTGCATCAGCACGACAAGAAGTTCGTAAGAATGTAAAAGGTGCTGAGAGTAAATTGGCCAATCGTCAGAAGTACGTCAGTAACTTGGAAAAGTTTTTACGTGACGGAGTATTTGTTGATATGTTCTATGGTGAACATGGAGAACACAAAATTAAATATCGTTGCATTAAGCCATCCTTTGATAAAGATGGTATGATCAAGCGAACTCATGGAGTATTTTATAATGATATTGGAACAATCTATCTCGGAGAAAACACTGTCTATGCCAGTGCCTGATAAACCAAACTTCCTAAATAAATCTGGCTTCTCAACTCTTGTTGAGAAAGCCGTATTCAAGAAAAAAATATCCTATATGGAAGCAATACTTCTTATCTGTGATAAGAACAATATTGAACCAGAGGATGTTAAGAAATTTCTCAACGGTGTTATCGTTGAGAAAGTAGAGGCAGAAGCTATGAATTTGAACTTCTTACCTCGGCAGAATATGTTAATCTTTGAAGATTAAGGGTTTACATTCTGCCTAATTTATGTTATGATATTACAGTACACTTCAGCAAATATAAAGGAAATATAAATGTCTTTTGCAAATCTAAAACGTAATAAATCAAACATCTCCAAACTTATCCAAGCAGCAGAAAGTGCTGGTGGTGGTAATGAAAAGAAATCATATGGAGATGATCGTCTGTGGAAGCCCACTGTGGATAAAGCAGGAAATGGTTTTGCTATTCTCCGTTTTTTACCGGCAGCAGAGGGAGCCGAACTACCATGGGTCCGTTATTGGGATCATGGGTTCAAGGGCCCTACAGGTCAATGGTACATTGAGAAGTCTTTGACTTCAATTGGCCAACAAGACCCTGTCTCTGAGCATAACTCAGAGCTGTGGAACACTGGTATCGAAGCGAACAAAGATACTGTTCGTAGACAGAAACGGCGTTTACACTATGTGGTTAATGCACTTGTTGTATCTGATCCAGCTAACCCTCAGAACGAGGGTAAAGTAATGCTTTATCAGTTCGGTAAGAAAATCTTTGATAA